CTCCTATCCGGGAGACTAACTACCTCATTGGTCCGGCCACATTCCCTGAGAACTCAACACTATATATGAGGTTCGAGAACCTTGACGGTGGTGATGGCTGGGTTTACGCAAACTTCGAGGTTGAAGAGACCCCAGCAAACTACCCACGACCCTAAGGAGAAACGTATGGACAAAGCTCTTGCTTTACTTTTATTGTTACTGATTCTTCCTACCTATGCCCTCGACGTGCATGACACCAACCGGAAAGGCTACTACCTGATTTCCATTGACGGTGTGGTTCAAGAAGAACAGTACAGCTTACAGCGAACGGCACTGGACGCAGCGATCAATATCTGGTACGCCTGCCCGGTCCTGTCTTGCGAAGTTCGAGTGATTCAACCTGAAATTGAAGTCACCGGTAAGCGTGAAGCTGTCGTTGCTGTAACCGCAGACGCTACACTTGAGTGGGCATTACCCACACAGCGAGAAGACGAAACATTCCTTGCTGCTGGCGATTTAGTCAAGGCCACAGTGTACCACCGCCTCGGTGATGCCGGTGAAGTTGTTACCACTGATGTTAGTATTAGCCAGCTCACGCTGGACTTTGACAGCCTGGTAGCCGGTGAGCACCAGTTTGCTGTAACGGTAACTGACAATGGCGGCTTAGAAAGTAAACTGAGCGCTTTAGTTAAACTCGAAATATAAGGAGAATCCTGTGAGCTATATCTCAGGTTTAGATGACCACGAGGTAGACGCTCTCAGGGCTCACCTTCTAGAAGACTTCGAGCGGTTCAGCCACTTCTGTTTCAAGGTCCTGTATGGCACCAAGATGATTACCGTAGATTACTACGAGGTCCTCTTTCATGCCATCCAGACCATGATCGATCAAGAATCGAATCGCATGATAATCAACATACCGCCTCGGGCTGGGAAGACCTTGATCATTTCGATCTGCCTTCCACTGTATGCCTGGGTGAAGAACCCTAGCTCTCACACGATCCTCACCGGCTTTAATGCTGACGTGCTGGCTGAGTGTGCTGGCCATATTCGGACCATAATGGCCGATGAAGATTTCTGTACAGTGTTCCCTGACTGCGTACTCGACAAGAACAAGAAGTCTGTCGAGATGCTAGGGACACGCAATGCTGGCGTAATCCACGCCATACCAACCAAAGGTAGGATGACTGGCAAGGGCTGCGGTACGCTCTCCCCTGAATTCGCGGGTCTCATGGCAATCGATGACGTAATCAAGCCTGATGATGCCAAGTCACCTACCGAACGCGATAGTGTAAACAACCGATACACGAACACCTTGCTGTCGCGTTTGAACAGTGAGACCACGCCCCTGGCTATCATCATGCAGCGGCTCCATCCAGACGATCTATGCGGCTTCCTCATGAAGGGCGGCACGGTAGATGTGTTCGACTGGCTCAACATTCCCGGACTGATCCGCAAGGAGACAGGCTCGCAGGAATGGTACGATGCCGAGATCGAGAAGATGGGCTACACAAATGTTAAGCCGGTCCTGTACCACTTGGACCGGGCACCCGAGCTTTACGATGAAGACGGTGACTCCAGCTTCTGGCCAGCCCGTAAGAACCTCACCAGCCTCAAAGGCTTGCGTGATACCGACCCTTACACGTTCTTCTCTCAGTACATGGGAAGCCCGGTGGGGAGAGGTTCAATTGTTCTGAAGGAGGAGGATATCCAGTCCTACCTGGATATTTCCGAGTTCCGTATTCGATACACGTTCATTACCGCAGACACCGCAAGCACCACCAAGACTTACTCTGACCCGAGCGTTGCGGTCTGGTGGGCGGTGACTGCCTGCAAGAAGCTCCTGGTCATTGATATGATCAAGGGCAAGTGGGAAACTCCAGACCTGATCGTTGAGATGAGGAAGTTCTGGAAGGAGCGGAACGTGTACAGCATCCACACACCTGGGATGAAGCCGAAAGGTTTCTACATGGAAGATGCAAGCTCCGGCTTGTTCCTCAACCAGCAGTTCCTCAAGGATGGCACCGTGACTGTGAAGCCAGTGCCTCGGGATGGAACCAAAGGTAATGATAAGTTTTCCAGGTTTATGAACACCATTCCGTACTTCAAGCAGAACCAAATCCTGCTACCGAAGAACGACCCTGAAATTGGATACATGCGCCGCGAGTTGCTGGGCATGTCCGAAATCGCTAACGCCACCGGTCACGATGATTTCTGTGACAATGTTTCTGACGCTGCTGCCATTGCTTTCTCCACCGGCCAGTTCAGCTACGAGAACTGGAACTAGGAGAATACCATGGGATTGAAGACGCGGCTTGATGGTCGCAGCTCGACGAACAATGTTCTGCATATCGTGGACAGCAAGACTGGCGAAGTAGTTGCCTTCATTGAATGTCCTGAACAAACTAGCATCAACCTTGATGTGTCAACACTCACGACCTACCACGTAGAAAAACCTAATGGTTGGTCATCCAAGAAATAAGGAGTGATTTATGGCGGACGCAACAGAAGTCGCTGTCATCACGAAGGATAGGAAACCTCAGAGCTTGCTTGACGGTATGGCCAACCTGGCTACCGGACTTGGTACAGCCAAGGACAAGACCGAGGGAAACTACTGGGAGCATTCAAACCGGAACGTCGATCACGTACAGCTATCTGCCAGGTTCCGGGAAGACTGGATCTCTCAGAAAGTTTGCAAGATCCTTCCGCAAGACATGACCAGAAGCTGGCGCGACTTCGAGAGTGATGACGCAAAGGAAGCTGACAAGACTTGGGAAATCGCTCGCATCTTTCGTGAAGCATACAAGTGGGCACGACTGTACGGCACATCGTTTGTTATCCTTGATGTTGCTGATGGCCGAACCACTGACAAACCAATCAACTGGCGCAAGGTCGGGCCAGGGTGTATCAGAAGTTTCAACGTAGTAGACCGGACTCGAATCACTGTTATCGGTGAGATCGACCAGGAGCCCATGAGCCCCACCTTCGGCCTGCCTACGCACTATCAATTTGTTAATAGCCCCACCCGCATTCACAAGTCGCGGATCATTCGCTTTGAAGGAACGGAGCTGCCTATCTATGAGCGGCAACGAAACTTGTGGTACTCTGACTCGGTGTTGATCCCGCTCATGAAGCAGATCGACAACTTCCATGTGACCAGCACAGCCGCTGCCAACATGGTTCAGGAAGCCAACATTGACATAATCAGTGTTGACGGACTGTCCAACATACTTGAGAACGACCTGGGCACAGCAGCAATGCTCCAGCGCTTCGCAGACTGGAAGGCAATTAAGTCTGTCTTCGGTGTGAGTATCTTGGATTCCGCAGAAGAGTACAACCAAAAGAACATTCAACTCTCTGGAGTGAAAGACCTCATCTGGGAATATCTCAAGATGGTAGCTGCAGCCGTAGGAATTCCTGCGACCCGCTTCCTATCCGCGAGCCCCGATGGTATGAACGCCACAGGCGAAAGTGATTTGATCAACTACATCGAGATGCTGCAAGGTTTGCAGACTGACATCTTTGAGCCACGGCTCGCCCTGGTTGACCAATTACTGAGTAGACACTACGGCATACCCGAGGAAGATTTCAAGTATACATGGGGTTGTATCTTTCCTGAGTCCACTGCACAGAAAGCCGTGCGGCAAAAGGATTCAGCAGAATGGATCTGCAAGCTGGCTGACTCTGGAGTTATCTCCCGGGAAAGCGGCCTCGACGAAGCCAAGCGAATGGATCTTGTGTCGAAAGATGCCAAGGTCGGTGAAGCACCCAAACCAGCAGCTGCGGCCCCGGCCAAGAAGCCTGCTGCCAAGAAGTAAGGAGACAGTATGACAATAGTTCTTGAAGATCGTATCAGTGTCCCTACCGAAAGGCAGTTCACTGACGCGGGACAGATGATTGTACCATGCAAGTTCGCACGAACAGGAACTCAAGTCTACACTGCAGCCCAGCTCCAGTTAGATGGTGACCCTACGCGGCTTGTAACAGTTCACCGGGAAGCTAAGGATGTATTCGCCAAGGATTCTATGGCGAGCTTCCGGTCCGCACCCGTTACACAAGGGCACCCGAAAAGTGGCCTAGTCACAGCTGACACCGCTGCCAAGTTGCAGGTCGGGATGTTAGAGGGCCTTCCGGTCCGTGACGATGATACATTATCCGGTACTCTGGTAATCACTCACCAGGATGCTATCGACTCAATCGAGGATGGTCAACGAGAACTAAGCGCCGGGTACACCTGCAACATTGATACTGTTGTAACTGATGGTGAGCCCACTTATTACCAGCGCGATATCCGTGCCAACCACATTGCGATTGTACCACGAGGCCGAGCCGGCTCCGTGTGCAGCATCGCTGATGAAGAGGTTACTATGACACCTGAAGAAAAAGCCGCACAAGAAGCTGCGAAAGTTGCGCTGACTGACGAAGCCGCTGCTAAAGCTGCCGCTGAGAAAGTCTTGGCCGACGAAGCCGCCGAAAAGGAAGCAGCTGAGAAGTTGCTTGCTGATGAGAAAGCAGCTGAAGAATTGCTTGCCGCTGAACCTACGACTGTATCTGTCGAAGATCACTCAGCACTCAAAGCAGACCTCGAAGCCCTGCAAGCTAAGTTTGACGCCGCTGAAGAAGCCGCCTCTGCTAAGCTCGCCCTCGCTGATGCCGCACTGGTTGACGCTGTTGAAGAGCGCGTTACTGTTGTCCTGTCCGCACTGGACCTGACTGAGATCGCCCTCGCTGACTTCGCTGGTAAATCCGTTCAAGAAATTAAGGCCATGGTCGTTGCTGATGTTAAGCCCGAGCTGAGCCTAGAAGATCGTAGCGACTCTTATGTTGCTGCCCGTTTTGATATCCTGGCTGAAGAAGCTGGTGATGGAGAAACTCCTATGGGACGTTTGCTGGCTGACAATGCCTCAGCATCCCACGTAGAGGTCAAGCCCAGCACTGTAGTTGCAGATGCTCGCGCTGCCATGATCGCTCGTACAACCAAGGCTAGTAAGTAAGCTAGCTACCCGCAGTTCAATCAAGGAAACTTCAAATGACTGTTCAAAACTTTAACATCTACACAGCTCGTGGGTACGCTGGCGACCTATGTGATAACGGCCCTATCGTTTCTATCACTGGCGTAGTCGAAGCTGCCACCCTGGAAGTCGGTATTGCTGTAAAGCGCGGCACCGTTGCTACTAACCCTAAGCACGTTCTTCTCGATGCTGATGGCGGAAACATTTATGGTATCGTTCGGCGTGAATTGGCTCTCGAAGCTAAGAACCGTCCTTCTGATGGCGTTGTTGAATTCGTTAAGACTGAAAGCGCATCTATCCTGCGTCAAGGTTACATCTACGTTGAGCTGACTACAACTGCTGCCACTGCTGGCGACAAGTTGTACGTTACTGCTGCTGGCGTATTCTCTGGTTCCACTGGTACTGTTACAACTAACGTAACAGCCGAGCAGTCTGGTGCAGCTGGCGACATCATCAAAGCCCGCATCGACATCCTCTAATTGTCAAGCTTCCCTAGCCCATAACGGCTAGGGCAACCTCTACAAGGAATTATCCATGAAGACTGTAACTATCCCTTTAAACGACGAAGCTGGCCTGCCTACTGGCAAGACTGAAGATGTCGTAATGAGCACTGCCGTTTGTGCATTGGTTGACTCCGGTTTGCTGATGAACGATAGCGAAGGTGTATTCTTTCAACGCCAGCTTGAGTATATCCAAGCTCAAAGCTTTGACGTACTTTACCCTGACCTGATGGCTCGTGAAGTATTCGCCCTGAACACTGAAGGCGGCGAAGGCATCAACACTATCACTTACCGTAGCTATGACAAGCGCGGCGAGACTGCAATCATCGCTGGTAAAGCGACTGACCTGCCTCGTGGCGACATCGACGGTAAAGAGTACAGCATCTCTGTACGTACCCTCGGTAACGCTTACGGCTACAGCCGTCAAGAACTCGCTGCTTCTAAACTGACTGGCCTTCCTTTGGATGCCCGTAAAGCTGAAGCTACTCGCCGGTCTTATGAAGAACTCGTCAACCAGCTGTCTTGGTTCGGTGAAGCTACTCATAGCATCAACGGCCTGTTCGGCGGAGTTGCTGCTGGTCCTTGGTCTACTTGTGACCGCACCGTTGTAGCTGCTGCTGCTGGTGGTACTAACTCCACAGTTTGGGGCGTCGATAAGACTCCTGACGAAGTTATTGCTGACCTGACATCTGCTGTTACTAAGCTGTATGTTGACACCAAGAAGTTGTTCCGTGCTGATACTATCTTGATTTCTGTCGAGAAGAAGCAGTACCTGATGAACACTCCTCGTTCCATCCACTCTGATGTTAGCATCATGGATTGGTTCTGCAAGAGCAACCAGTTCATCTCTAGCCCTGAGCAGTTCAAAGACATCAACGAACTGGCTGGTATCTACTCTGCCAACGGTACTGATGCGTTTGATTCTACTGGCGCCTCCAAAGAAGGCTTCACTGTTATGAGCACTGGCTCTGACATCATGCGTCTGCGTGAGCCTTTCCCTTACATTCACCTGCCCGTTCAGTACAAAGGGTTGGAGTTTGAAATCAACTGTTATGGCCGCTTCGCTGGTCTTGAGTTGATTCGCCCGGGTGCTGTCCAGCACTTTGAGAATGTCTAAGCAGTAACTGAAGGAGAGTATGTCATGGTGGAATTGCTGAAGTTAGCATTTCAAAAGCCGTTGCACGCTCTCGTCATCACGCTATGTCTCGTCACTTCAGCCAACTCCCTTCATATCTTTGAAGTGGAGAAGGCTGTTGCAGTGGTGCAGACCGAGCAGCTTACAGATGCGGAAATGAACAGGCAGCAGGCAGAGATGTTTGAAACCTTGATCCGTATAGATGAGAACGTGAAGTTTATTCAAGGGCAGATGAAGTAAAGTCTGCCTATACATTGGAGAACAAAATGAAACTGCAGAGCACTATAAGTCACAACCTATCCGTATTTGCCAAGCACGGCAGCAAGTCCAGCATACCGCCCTACCTTACCATACCGGCAGGGGCCACCTTAGAACTCAAGGATGCTATCTGGCTTGATGGATTTGCTAGCGCGTTTGCACCACAGATCAAAGCGGGAGCCATCAAGATAATTGAGGCCCCAGCTTGCAACCTAACAGTCCCTGAACTACGCAAGCGGCTGAAAGAGGAAGCAGGCATCGCAGCTTCGCCGGACTTTGACAAGGCCAAGCTCACACAACTTGCTAATGCCCTGGGTGTTAGCGTCACGAAATAAAGGAGTATCGTATGGCACTACTGGTTGAGTTCCGCACAAGGTTTCCTGAGTTCGCTGCAGAAGCCGATGCCCGGGTCCAGTTGTTCCTTGATGATGCTGAGTTCTATATGTCCGACCCTGATAAGTGGTTGGGCTACTATGACCGGGCGCATGTCTACTATGCCGCTCACCTCTTGACCCTGGCTACTGCTACCCTGATGGGTGACACAACTCCTATGGCACCTGTGAAGAAGCAGGAAGTCGATGATGTTATTGTCGAGCAAGCCATTGCAGATGTCAAAGCTACTGATGATATGCTCTTGAGCACGTCCTACGGTAAGCACTACTGGCAGCTTCGCAGGGTTATCACTGTGGGAATCTACGGGGTATAAGGTCATGACAATGAACATGCACCGAGCCTTCAACTCCAGGATGCTGGCGGCAATGCAGCTCTTTACAGTTTCGGCTGGGAGCTATGACGCCAACAACAACTGGGTCGAGGGCTCGCTTGTAGAGTCAACGCTATACGGAGTCATCACAGCCGGTAACAAATTCTCGCAGTTCGAGGAAGGCATAGCAATCCACGCAGAAGATGGTGGTGCGCGATACTCCAACTACCGAAACCTCTACATCAGGAATATCTATACCCTCAAGAAAGAAGACAAGATCCTGTTTCGCAGCAAATATTATAATGTACTTCAGCAGTCGGATGAAGAAGTCTTTGGCTTCCATTCCTGGATACTGGAGAAGTCGGAGGACTGGACACCATGAGAGCTGATATACAAGTAATGCAGACAATGGTTGATACCATGGTTGGAACACCAGGCTTCTCTTATCCAGCAAGGCAGAACAGAGCTGTTAAGCCGCCAGGTGAGTTCGCTCACATCAGGCTTCTAGAAGAGTACCCGGTGGGTATGCCTGTCAACCAAGTGTTCGCAGAAGATGCCACCACGATAACGTACCGTCGGAAGTCCGTATCAAGACTGCGGTTCCGAATCGGTGTTGTCGATACTGATGGACTTCCTACTGTTCAAATAATGAATGGTTGGAACTCCGAAGCTATGAAGGCTCTGATGATCTCTTCTGGCTATGGTTTTATCCGAATAACACCGCTGTCTAACGAGGATGCCCAGCTCGAACGTGAGTGGGAATATCGAGTAGGCTTCGCGGTCGAGATGTATGTTACGCGAGTCTTTCAAGAAGTTGTTGGGATCATCGAGTCGCTGGAAGTCAGTGGCGTCTTTGTCACACCCGGTCTTGAGGAATATCTGATTAACTTTGAAATCAATGAATAAGGGAAACTAACATGGCGATTGAAATTACTGAATTTGCCAACGTAAGCATATCTGTATCTCCTACTGGAGTATCTGGTGGTGACTTCGGAATCCTGGGCTTTCTTGCCTTGAGTTCTGACGATGCTATCACTGCAATCGGAACTGCTGAGCGCGCACGAGCATACACTTCTCTTGCCAGCGTTGGAGCCGACTGGAACGCAGCCTCTGAAGTATACAAGGCCGCTACCTCCTTCTATGCACAAACACCGACACCCGAGGACTTCGTTGTTCTCATGTCATTTGTCACTGACCAGAAAGCTGTCCTCACAGGCGGTGGTCACGATACTTTCACTGAACTGCAGAACGCAAGCTGGAATGCCTCTGGCGTCATCACTATGACTATCGATGGCACCCTGGCTGAAGTCACAACTCTGGACCTGTCCGGCGCTGCTGACCTTGATGCTATGGCCGTTCTCATTGCCGCCGCTCTTACTACTGCTGGCGCAACTTGTACTGTTGTTCACACACCTTACGGCTTTGTTGTAGATGGCGACACCGCTGGAGCTGCAGGCGCTATCACATTCGCTACTGGCGATGCTGCTGAAAGCCTGGGCCTGTTGGCTCACCAAGCTGCTATCTCTCTTGGCCTTGACGCCGAAACTCCTGTTGCCTCTTTGGCTGCAGCTGAGACTAAAGGTATTGAGTTCGTTGGTCTGGTAACTGATAAGTCTTTCCGTGACGTGCTCGCTGGAGCCACTGGCACTACAACCCTGGAAATTGCTGTTTGGGCTGAAGCCGCCAAGAAGATCTTCTGCAACACTTCTAACGATCTGTCCACACTGTCTAGCGCTATCAACACTGACATTGCTTCAGTATTGAAGAACGCTACTCTGCGTTTCAGCTTGACTACATTCAGCAAGAACCCGGCCCAGTATCCTTCTGCCTCCGTGTTCGGTCGTGCTGCCAGCGTTAACTTCTCAGCTATCGGAACTACTCTCACGCTAAACCTCAAGCAAATGCCTGGTGTTAGTGCTGAGAACCTTAGCCCAGCTGAGTTCGCGGTACTGCGTAGCAAATATGCTTCTGCTGTTGTCCAGATTGGTAAGAGCGTTACTGCTTACACCGACTCTCGCATGGCGTCCGGCTCTTGGCTTGACACTACTCATGGCCTGATGTGGCTTGAGAACCGTTGCGAAGTGGACTTGTTCAACTTGCTTTACACTTCCAACACCAAGGTCCCTTACACGCAAGTCGGTCTGAACACCGCTGCTGCTGTACTGGAACGAAGCCTGCAAGCTGCTGTCCGTAACGGATTGGCTGGCCCTGGCTATCTGGCTGATGGAACATTCCTTCCTGAAGGCTACCGTGTTGATTCTGTCTCTCTTGCAGATACACCCGCTTCTGATATAGGTAACCGGCTGTATGCTGGCTTGTCCTTCGTCATGAAGGGTGCCGGAGCTTTGCATGAAGTCGATGTGGCTGGTGCTTTCACCGAGTAAATAACAGGGGCTTCGGCCCCTAATCCATCAGGAGTTTAACAATGTATCAATACAGTTTTGCTAATGTTGACCTGATAATCGAGATGGACTACCCGAGCAACACCAACCCCTCCAGCTTCAAAGTTGAAGGCTATGGTGCCGGTGAGAACTTGATTACAGTAAACCGACGAGCGCCTATCGCTGACACGAAGTTCAGTGCTTATGGTGACATGGTTGTTTCTATGCAGCGTATCCGCGCTGGTGACTTGGCCTTTCCAGTTCTGATGAACGCGAAAGAGAACAAGTACCTGCAGGATTATGCTAACTATTTCCAAGCCCAAGCTGACGCCAATGGCGAGCTGATCGTTCCTCTGCAAGCTAAGTTGCGGGACAACATGGGTAAGGACGTGGCTAACATGAGCAACGGAGTTATCCTGGCTATGCCTGGTATGACCCGTGGCCTGACCATGAACCTCGTAACATGGGTGATCACCTTCGAGACCGTTGTATACGAACGGAATCACGGTGCAGACCTTGACAACCTTTCTAGCTAAATCCAGTGGGGCCTAGTGCCCCGCTACCCCTTTGGAGTATCTATCATGGCAGGATATAACGCAACACTGAAAGACGGACGTGAGATCTTCATTCCCTCATGGCCTGTAGATGTCGCACTTGAGAACCTTACCCGAGCAGGGCAGTACATTGGTTCCGAAGCGATCATCACCATATCTGAACTCAACGTAGCAGCGGTCGTCGTAGCTATCATGAAGTCCACAGATCCCAACAAGACAGCAAGCCTGATCAAGCACTTTGTATGTCAGGTTCGTATCGCCGGCTCAAAGATCGAGCCCAACCAGATTGACGAAATGTTCACTGGCGGTGAAGGCCTTGGCCAAGTGGCTGAGATATTCGCTCATGTGATTAAAGCACAGTACGCAGATTTTTTCGCATTCGGTTTAGCAGGGGAACCCTCCCAAGAGGTCTAGCAGAAGACCCTGGGAATCAAGCCATACCTGTTGACTACAATGCGATCTTCCCGGAACTCAACGGGTACTTGATAAAGCCACTGCTGGTAAGTCCGCCTATGTGCCAGCTACACCAACTGCAGGATGGAACCTATCGCTTGAAAGACCTGGAGATGTTTCACCAGATCCTTGAGCTGAAGGCCCACACCCTGTCTACCACTAACCAAGCTCCTCCCACACCCACTATGCCGGTGATGATGAGCTAAGCTGAGGAAACCGCCATGGACGATTGGGGCGATTACGATTTAGAAGAATCAGGTGACTCCCTGTTTGATAGTTCTGGCGAACTCATTTCTGATGCTGATGCCGGATACGTTGACGAAGATACCCTAGACGATCCTGCTGCCCAGTTCCTTGCCAGTATGGATGAGAACGTGGATGCAAGCCGGAGTGCCTCGAAGCGCAGCTCCGGCAGGCTTGCTGAACAACCACTCGAAGTTGCTATCCGCGGCCTGGGTGATGACTTTGACTACAAGAAGAAGTACAAGAAGGGCTCCGAAGAGCGAGTAGTTCAGCTCCGAGTCCTGGCCCACCTGAAGGGCGGAGGCGCTCACAGGGACGCAGTAGAGGAATCCCGGGAACATGCCCTCGAAGCTTCACAGGCCGGTAACCTAACCGGTGCCATGGAAGCAAGCCAGATGGCCCTGAAGGAGCAGCAGATCTCCCAGCAACCAGCTGAGGTCCGCCAGGCACTCAAGGACGCAATCGGTGGCAGCTTGATCGGCCAGAAGTACGGCAAGGATCAACTGGACAACATGACCGCACTGGATCGACTAGCCGGTGCTATCGGTGGTGACCCATCCCGCCTGGCTA